CGTAAAGAAGCTAATTTACAAACTACAGCCCACTCTCTCTCTCGCTATATTGTGGAGCGATTAGTGGAAGAAACTAAAGGCGATAACCCTAGTAGTAGGCTCAAGGCTCTCGAACTGTTAGGCAAGCACAGAGACATAGACATATTTAACCCAGAGTCTAAGGTTAACGTCACTGTTAACAACAATAAGACCACTACAGAATTAGAGGCGGAGATTAAAGAGAAGTTAAAGCTTGTCATTTCAGATTAGAACTATCCGCACCAGTAGAAAGACCCCCCCTTTGCGTACACGCACCAATCAAGAGGGTACGACCCCTACGCCCCCCCCTGAGCCTATATGGGACTCCTGATTCATTGTAAATAGAGTTTTACTCAAAAGATTTCCTATTTTTATGACCCCCCCCTTCTTCTTTTCTTATGTCTATCATTCTGGTACCATTTACCCTTATTAATCAGGAAAATGGTCAAGGAATCCTAGTGTGGAAAAAAATTTAACGCAAAAACAGGAAGAATTATTGAATTTTGTGGAGAATTACTGGATGCAACGCTACTGTGCTCCGACTTATAAGGAAATTGCAGAGGGTTTAGGGGTAAAAAGTGTGGGTTGGGTGCATTCTTTGGTGAATGACTTGGTGTCTAAGGGCATTTTACTGAAAAAGGGTCATCGCACCCTCCGTCCTGCCCATTTGACTCAGAAATCCCTTGACAAGAAACTGTGAAGAGGTGTTTAATATTATAATCCAGTGGATATCCCGTCTCTAGTAAGTTACCAACTGGTATTATACTAGGAAGAGTTTAGGAATAGGGTATATACAGGCTGGTATTATACTAGGTGGTGGTAATGGTTTTTAAAGTGGTATGGAGAATCTTGTTTACCCTGTTTTTCTACATTGGCTTTCATATTAAATGAAGGGTCGTAGCCCGAATCGGGAAGAAAAGCAGTGGATGGATGTTATCTGTCAGTACGGATGTATCGTCTGCCGTAATGAAATGGGTTTGGTCACTCCTTGTGAACCACATCATATCGAAGGTAAGACGAGGGCGGGAGCGCACTTGTTGACTATACCACTATGCTGGAGACATCATCGTTCCGGCTTAAACACCACTGAGTGTGTGTCCCGCCACCCTTACAAAGCGGAGTTCGAGAAGCGTTATGGTAAGGAAATGGAATTATTGGAACAAATGCGGGAGCTTTAATGCAGATTAATTCACAAACCATACAAAATATTAATAGTCTGACCTATGACGAGAAGATTGAGCTATTAAAGCAGCTTGATGAATTACAAAAAGCCAAGTTCAGAGAAGATTGTAAGGGTGATTTTATTACCTTTGTCAAAGCCATGTGGCCCGCCTTCATTCAAGGGGATCACCACAAGATTATGGCGGAAGAGTTTGGTCGTGTTGTCAATGGCGATTTAAAACGACTGATCATCAATATGCCGCCTCGTCATACCAAGAGTGAGTTTGCCTCCTATCTTCTGCCCGCGTGGTTTTTAGGGCATAAGCCAGATGGCAAGGTTATTCAAACCGCACACACCGCAGAACTCTCAGTGGGTTTTGGTCGGAAAGTGCGTAACTTGGTGGGATCGAAAGATTACCAAGAAGTATTTGATGAAGTGAGATTACAGGCTGATAGTAAAGCCGCAGGTCGCTGGAACACCAACAAAGGCGGAGAATACTTCGCTATCGGTGTTGGCGGTGCCGTGACAGGTAAAGGTGCGGATTTATTGATTATTGATGACCCGCATTCGGAGCAGGAAGGAGCCAGTTCCGATCCGAAAGTGTTTGATAAGACTTTTGAATGGTACACCTCTGGTCCTCGTCAGCGTTTACAACCGGGCGGTGCGATAGTGGTGGTAATGACCCGATGGCATAAGAAGGATTTAACTGGTGGTCTACTAAAGACCAGCATGAAACGAGGCGGAGAAGAATGGCGAGTGATTGAATTTCCAGCCATCTTACCTTCGGGTAACTCGCTTTGGCCCGGCTTTTGGAAAATTGAAGAACTGGAGGCTCTCAGAGAAGAGCTGCCCATTTCTAAATGGTCTGCTCAATACCAGCAAGACCCGACCAGTGAAGAAGGCGCATTGGTTAAACGAGAATGGTGGAAACGATGGGAAGAAGACAGTCCACCGCAATGTGAGTTTTTAATTCAGTCTTGGGACACCGCATTCCTTAAAACAGAACGAGCCGACTATTCGGCTTGCACCACATGGGGTGTATTCTATATGGATAATCAGGCGGGCATGATGGCTCCTAATTTAATCCTACTCGATGCGTTTAAGGAACGAATGGAGTTTCCAGAACTGAAGAAAGTGGCGTATAAGACATGGCAGAAGTATGAACCCGATGCGTTCATTGTCGAGTCGAAAGCCGCAGGAACGCCTCTGATCTTTGAATTAAGATCAATGGGGATTCCGGTTTCTGAGTTTAGTCCGTCCAGAGGCAACGATAAGATCGCCAGAGTGAATGCAGTGGCTGACTTGTTTGCAAATGGTATTGTTTGGGCACCAGAGACAAGATGGGCAGATGAAGTGATCGAAGAGTTTGCTTCCTTCCCAAACGCAGAGCATGACGATTTAGTGGATTCTAGTACGCAAGCCCTGTTAAGATTTAGACAAGGTGGTTTTGTTAGCCTACACACCGATGAGGAAGATGAACCTTTTTATAAAACCAAAGCAGAGTATTATTAATTATGGCAATTGAAAAAGTAACCCCAGCAACACCGATAGAAGGCGAATTAGAAGCAGGTATGGAGGTTGATATCTCCTCAGCTAATGGGGCGGAAATGACCGAAGATGGCGGCATGATTATTGATTTTAATCCTGATGCCATCGACCCAAGCGAAGATTTTTTTGCTAACTTAGCAGAAGAAATATCTGAGGATATTTTAAAAAAGCTAGGCACAGAACTTATCGGACAGTATCAGGGAGATCGTGATTCCAGAAGCGAATGGGAAGAAACCTATATTAAAGGTTTAGACCAGTTGGGATTAAAGATTGAAGATCGAACCCTGCCTTGGCCCGGAGCGTGTGGGGTATTTCACCCAATGCTGACAGAGGCTGTGGTTAGATTCCAAAGCCAAGCAATTACCGAGATATTTCCAGCAGCAGGACCTGTGAAGACCAGAATTTTAGGTCTGTCGACTTCTGAAAAAGAACAACAAGCGAAAAGAGTTGAAGATTATATGAACTATTTGCTGACTGATCGCATGAGCGAGTACCGAACAGAGACTGAGAAACTGTTGTTTTCTCTGCCTTTGGCTGGATCAGCATTTAGAAAAGTTTATTACGACCCAAATATGGGCAGACCCTGTGCGATTTTTGTTCCTGCTGAGGATTTTATAGTGTCTTATGGCGCTACCGATCTGCAAATGGCGGAACGAGCCACACATATCATGAAGAAAAACGCGAATGATGTGCGTAAATTACAGGTATCAGGCTTTTATAGAGACATTGATTTACCTGATCCATCGCCCGATCCAGACGATATTCGTAAGAAATACGATGAATTGACCGGCGATAGCTCAACTTATGACTTCGATAATCGCTATACCTTATTGGAAATGATGGTTAATTTAGACCTTGAGGGTTTTGAAGACACTGATGATTCTGGTGAGCCAACAGGTATCGCATTGCCTTATGTGGTCACTATTGATATTTCCAGTGGAAACATTCTATCTGTTCGTAGAAATTGGTATGAAGATGACGAGAATCGAATGATGCGACAACATTTTGCACACTATCAATACTTACCCGGAATTGGTTTTTATGGGTTTGGATTGGTGCATTTGATTGGTGGCTTGGCAAAATCTGCCACTTCATTGCTCAGACAGCTAGTGGATGCAGGTACATTGTCGAATTTACCGGGTGGTTTGAAGTCCAGAGGGCTTAGAATTAAAGGCGATGACACGCCAATTATGCCGGGTGAGTTTAGAGATGTTGATATACCCGGTGGAGCCATCAGAGATAACATTACCTTCCTGCCTTACAAAGAACCATCAGCAACGCTGTATCAATTATTAGGAAATATTGTAGAAGAAGGCAGAAGATTTACCAGTGCATCTGATATGAATGTAGCTGATATGAACTCAGAAGCACCAGTGGGCACAACATTGGCTATTTTAGAAAGAGCCATGAAAGTTATGAGCGCTATACAATCCAGACTTCATGCGTCAATGAAACAAGAGTTTAACATTCTGGTGAAGGTGATTAGAGATTTTACTTCTCCATCTTATCCTTATGAGGTCGAGCCTGATGCAGATATTAAGACGGAAGATTTTGATGATCGTATAGATGTGTTACCTGTGTCCGATCCTAATGCAGCTACTATGTCTCAACGAATTATGCAGTATCAAGCGGCATTACAATTAGCACAACAATCGCCACAGATTTATAATTTACCTGAATTACATCGGCAAATGCTGGATACATTAGGCATTAGAGATGCCGATAAGATTATACCATTGGGCGATGACACTAAGCCTGCTGATCCAGTCAGTGAAAACATGAGTATGTTGAATGGCGAGCCAGTTAAAGCCTTTGAATACCAAGATCATGAGGCTCACATTAGAGTTCACATGAGCGCAATACAAGACCCAGAGTTAGCTCAAATGGGCGAAAACAATCCACAAGGAATGCAGTTATTACAAGCCGCATTAGAGTCTCATGTAAGAGAGCATCTTGCCTTTCAGTATCGTGATGAAATTGAAATGGAGTTGGGCATTGAATTGCCGCCTTTGGGAAAGACTTTACCAGAAGATATCGAGAAACGATTATCATCAATGGTTGCCGA